CTCCCGCTCCTCAAGTATACAGAGCTCATTTGCGACAACCCGCACAATCTCGTCTAGGCGGAAGGCCTCCGAGGATTCTTAGAATGACGCGCGGAGGACTAAATTTCGGCCCACCAATGGCTACTCTCAGACAAAATGCCAGAAATATGAAACGTAAGTAAATAAAAAATATTAAACAAAATAAAAAATACAAGTAAATAAATATAATATATAATAAATTTTTTTTGTGTTTTGTTCAACTTTTTTGAAAAGTTGTTTTTTTGTGTTTCTATTTATCGACTACTGCTATATACTGACGCCGTTTTTGTCATAAACCAACAATTATTTTTTTTTTCTACATTACCAGAAATCCATTCCCCTGAATCTAATTGTATAGAACCAGGTTTTGTAGATGTGCATCGAGCTGTCCAACCGTTTGCGGTTCCTATATATGTTCCGTCGATTAGGTACACTTTTTGGTTTTTCTTTATGCTGTTGTAAGCATTAAAGACTTGTTTTGCCCATGCGATTTTTGGCATCCTTAGATATGTTTGTTTTTGTTCTTTATCTTATCAAAAAATTTAATATTTTATTCAATTTTCTAAACTGATTTTTGTCCAGTTTTTCAAGCTACATAATCATCGGCGAAGTTTTGTTTAATTTGAATAAACCGATCCTTGGTTGCTGAGTGACTACCGCCAACATCCTCATAATAGTCCTCGTCTTCTAGAACACTTGAAACAAACTCAGAGACATCCGCATTTACAAGCTCGTCGGCAGTAGAATGATACATAAATAGTCCTACAATAGGAAGAATAAATGTTTTTGCCAATTTAACACTCCCCCTTAGATCCATATCGCTAATGAGTCTAAAGGTTTCAACAATAATAACCGCGATTTTTCGTGTTTGGTTACGTGTAAGCCATGCGTCGTCAAAATTTTCTACCCAACTAATTAGTTTCTTAGGACTAGTGTCAATCTTTGTCTTTTCTCGGTTTACATCCAAAACATGAATCGCATGAATCATTCTAACTACCATTTCCAAATCACCTTTTCGCCTAGCTTTTCCTTCAAGGCATGCGCTGACAAAGGCATTTTCAGACAAAAGCTGATAAGCAAAAATGATCAGTCTATTATGATACATAGCATTCAACTTTTCTCCAGGTGTAGTTTTAGCAGACTGCTGTTTCTTCCTGAAATGATATGCAATTTCATCAGGTGTTAGTTCAGAGTCGCATACTTTAATATGAAATTGTGCATTACGGACTGCCTGTTGCCAAACTGCAGGAATTTCATCGAAAGTTTTCCCCATCATGGTCGCCGGAATTGACTTAGGATGATTATATTTAAATTCATTGTTCAAATATAACATAATCGCTGTAATTCGTTGTTTTCCATCAAGGCTTCGCAAAACAGTTGTTCCGTTAGGCATTCGTTTAGTATCAAATTCGGGTTCGCCAAGAGGCATACCAACAATATTAGATAGAATTAATTCACTTTTCCACGCATCATTATGGATCGATTCATTTCGTTGATGTGGAGGATTCAGTTCCACCTCAGAACGATGAATCATATCATGAAGAGCTCCTACAGAGTACTGTTGCGTATGAAAACGACGATGATTTATTAGATAAAGATCCGGATCAACCTCAACAGCTGTATTAGAACTGTCGTCTTCACTGTCTGATCCATCGACATATGCTCCTGGAGAAACATTGTTTGCGATGTCATTCAACTGTTCCGTTTGAACGTCGATAAAATCTTGTTCGAGAGATCCGTGTGGTGTAGTCATTATAAAATAAACGATTGATGGTTAGGAGTTTATATGATATTTATTATCATATAAAATTTAATTCAATTTTGCAAATTTACACCGCACATCTTAAACTTCATCCTCTAAAAATTCTTTAATATCTTCTAAATCTATATGAGGCAAATCCATATGTGATTCCCATATATATTTACAAAATGCCCATTTCATACTATAATTATCAGAATAATATTCTGATTTATCTCGTAATAATTTTTCACCTATACCGTTAGGTATTAAATGTAAACTTTCTATAGGCAAAACATATGACAATTGAACACAAGGTTTTACAGCCTTAGTATTATTTTCAGAAATCATATTTGTTGGCCACTTGGGAATAAATCTCAACAAATCTTTGAAAAGAGGAGGATAATCATATTTATAATGCCATCCCCAATCTATACATTCTTTTGTATAGTAATTCATCACCCATTCAAGACCTTCCATGTAATTCACACTTACTTGTTTTTTTAGTTCAAAAGATTCATCACTATTAAAAAGTGATTCATAATATCTTTTTTGCCAAAAACTTTCATATGGATTAATGTATTTTTCTATTGATCTATTTTTTATTGGGATGTGTAAATACCTCGCTTTTTGATCTTCTTGTGTTTTTGATGAAAATGAACGCCGCTCCCATTTTTCCCTTATTTTATATTCATTCATTAAATTATCATATTCATTGTCTGCTAAAAATTCAACTAACTTTCTTACATTTTTCCAATAAATAACCTTACCATTTGTTAAATTTTTATTTGAACTACCTATTATTTCTTTATAAGCTTCTATCATTATATCAATGCCGGATGTTCTAATATTAACAGAAGGAAAATGAGGCAAAAAATCATTACCTAAAAAAAAGCACAAAAAAATATAATCATATAATTTGTTTGTTTCTTCGACACTAGAAGGTTTTTTAAAATTATTCATTTCTAAAATAATCTTTTGTGATAAAAGCGGAATATCTAATAAATAACTTTCATCGGGATTAATATTTTTATCTATAGATTGAACAAATTCCGGTGTTTCTCTATATAAATATATTTGTTTACTGATTCTTAAATGATTCAAACAAAGCATTATAAGATCAGCATCTAAACCATAAACAACACTTACTTCAGTTTTATGACTTGTAGAATGTTCGCGAATATAATGAAATAGTTTATGTTCGCCTTCTCCCGGCTTATCTGAACCTGAAAAAATAATTTGTTCTACGCCATATTTTTTTTCTTGCCCCTTAAAGTAACTATCTATATTGGTATTTAATTTTGTCATGAAATTTGTTCCAGGAGTAATGGCAGTTTTATTCCATTCTTTTTTATTTCCAAAAATAGATTCATGTATCTTTTTTTCCAACATAGATTTATGCCTTCTTGTTCGTTGTTGTTCTAATTTAGCAACGGGCGCTACACCATCAAACGCAATCATCACCCTTTTAGTAGGTGTTATTTCATAGATATATTTTTCTATTTCTTTACATACTAACTCAATAAGATCGTTTTCAAATTTATCGTCGCTAGAGTAACTTTCATACTCTTTACTTAAAATACGTAAACAATCATATATGATAGAATTACTATCAAAATACAAATTATTTATTTGTTTTTTGAAGTTGATAATCTTTATAAGCATCTCGCGATGATTCCTTATTAAATACGAAAAGTAACTGGGAACTCCCATTTTATTATGATACTACTTATTTTTTAAACTGGTTACGCTGAATATTTTATATGTTTTTTACAATAACCATTTGTAATCTTTTTAACAGGACAACACTTACCTTTATTTTTTCCTTTTTTAAATTGATATTGACAAGTAACACAAATGTTTTTTATTTCATACCCAATTCCTTTACATGTAAAATCATATACTTCAACATCACCTGATAAGTCTATTATTAAATTTTCTTCTTGATTGTTTTGTGATTTTTTTTCTTTCTGTTTCTTTTTTTCTTGTTGTTTCTTTTTCTTCTCTTCCAATTTTTTTTGTTTCGCCAATTCCTTTTCTTTTCTTTTTTCTATAATTTTAGCATGATTCGGGCAATATATAGAGGAACATGAAGTATTACATGGTTGATTTTTTCTTTTTCCAGACAAAAAGACATATGTACATTTATTTGGCTTATATTGTAATGACTCTGGCCAATTTACATAATTTACCTTATCGTAACCTTCTCTAGATATTAAAAGTCCATTTTGAACTGTTCTACAATAAGGACACTTTATCTGATTTTTAGATAATCGTTGTATTTCTAGATGATTTCCTTTAATTTTCTGACTACAAACTTCATTAAAAATAGGAGAATAATTAAATTTATGCCCGCAAATTAGCTTAACGTGGTTTTCTTCTAGTTCTACATTACTAATAAGACAATATTTGTCGTCATCCTCGTCGTCGGTACATAACATTTCCATTAGTTTTTTATTGAAATCATTAGTGTTTATTTTCATCGCGATATTCATTTATATTTGTTATATTTTTCTCTTTATATGTTTTATATAATGTCGTTAAGTTTAGGAAATATATGGTCAAATGAAAAAAAAAATAATACAAAAACATTTACACAACCAACTGTTAAACGAAACGTCCAAAAGGTATTAACTGTAAATAAACCCATAAAGGTTCGAGAAGGCACAAGAAAATCATGGGGTAATGCTACATGGTTTATGTTTCATAGTATTGCTGCAAAAATAAATAAAGATTGGTATGCTCAAAACTATACAGTTGTATGGGATTTTATTAAAAATTGTTGTGCAAATTTACCTTGTCCTTTTTGCAGAGACCATGCTGCTAATTATATTAAACATATACGAATGACTCAAATAAATACTAAAGAAAAATTAATACAATATATGTTTGATTTTCATAATTCTGTAAATTCTAGGGTAATAAATCCTATTTATAAATGGAATGAATTAAATAAATATAATAATGCTAATATGAATAATATTTTCAGAAACTTTGAAATTAACTTTTTTAAAATGTATTATAATCATAAAGAATTTAACGGATGGATTAGAAATAAATTTAAAGAACATTATGTACAATTTTTAAATGTAACACGACATCATTATCATAATTAATAGTAGTATTATAATAATTAATATTGTTAAGTATTATAATAATTTTATCCGTAAGTACATCTAAATTTGGTTTTGGATAATTTACACTGTTTTGTATTAGACTCTCTACCATAAAATGTGTATGTTGGATTATACGCATTCACGGCAAACCACCACCCAAC